AAGTTGTAATCCAGTTGGTAATGTAATTCTAATCATCCTGTCACCGTACCGTCGCCAACGTCAATATGCGCAATAATCTGCCCCATTTGATAATCACCATCAATTGCATTGGACTCAAATCGAAGTCGCAACTCTCTGCGTTGTTCTTTTAATGTGACGATTTGTTGATAAGTTGCCTCAGCAGTATCTGGAAATGCATAAATAGTTCCGTAAACTTCTGGTGCGCGAGCGTTAGAACGACCAATGACTTGTACCGTCATGTCAGAGCTTTGCACAAAGTCTGGCTCGATGATAGAGATCTCATGCCAATTTGAATTTCCTTGTGCTGGCGACGATAAGTCAGCCGTTTCAAAGAAACTGTAGATTGGTTGTATATTATTTTCATAAATCTGATTAACACCTTTTTCGTGGATCCAGACATGATAATCATTGTTGACCGCATCAAGTCCGGCTGAGATAGGTGCTACAAAAAGATTGCTGTATGTTGCCGATGTTCTTCCTGCGTTGGGAAGCTCCGTGTCATACCATGTGGTTTCACGCACATTGTAAATAACAGCGTGCGTACATTCGGTTGCATCACCACGAGGATAACACCACCAGATCTCACCAAATCTTGGCACTTTAAAACCAAACACTTTTTGGCGTTGATCTTGATTAATGCCTTCAAAGAAATAATTGAGGTTCATGACGTTTGGCACTTCACGCACAACACCGTTGAACATCATAAAACGATCAACACCAACCCAAAAGTAAATGCCGTCATAGTCCACTACAGAATCGGGTGAAATAATCGACGTGCCAGTGGCGATAACGTCAAACTGAAATACCGTTGCGCCACCAGTAAAGGTTGCACGAATAACAGCGTCATACGCCCAAAACAAGCCAGCAGGCGCATTTCCACTACCAGCACGCAGTGGCACACCTTTAATTATCTTTGTCCCCCAAGGACGCGCAATACCAGAGCCAGAGCCGGACATATCTGTGAAGTCACCAGCAACGCTCCAGCCAACAATACCATCACCACCATAATAAAACAGGTATGGATGAAGTGATACAATGCCACCAGCCACATTAGCACCTGATGGAAGTCGAATGTCTTTAAGTGGTGCTGTGTCAAATGCATCGCCATAAAATATTTGTCCTACGGTATCATTTGTTGCATAAGAATTATTTGGTGCGCAATGCGCCAAGATTGAATTGGCAGTTGTTGATGAGTCGTACTGATAATCAAACATCCACTTGTTATCCGAATCCTCAATCAATGCCTCGGATCCACCAGACATATCCACTGTAGTTTTCGTGATTGTTGTGGTGGTTGCAACGACGCCATAACCGTTATAAATAGATCCAGTGTTAGTAGATGTAATCGTAATGGTTGTGCCAATTGCTGTAGCTTCGTAATTTGGAAATGAGGAATAAGCCGTAATGTTTGCCGCAACAGCCGTTGCAGTAGCAGATAAGCTCGTCACATATAAAACAGGCGCAGACATAACATCTATGCCATTTATGGTAATCATATTGACAGCACCGGCAGCACCACCAGTCAATGTTACGCTTCCAGTTGCTACGGTGGCTACTGGTGTTCTGCTAGTAATAATTGAGCTGTTATAGCTTGAATCAATCGTAAATTGATTTAATTCTGTCGCTGATCCAGAGTGCATGTAAACAAAGTCGCCTTTGTTGATATTGGTCAAACCGGTGCTTTTTTCTGGTAAATATTTGGTTGTTGATCTAAAGCCACCAATTTTGCGCGGAAGTCCACGTTGCCAGCGAACCCATTGACCATCAACGTAAGCGTTGCCTTCAAACTTAGTGCCGTCACGTTTAATGCCAGGATCTGACTTTAAGACGATGGTACCCATTAGAACGTACCGCCATTAATGTTACCAGACTGAGCAATGCCTAATGCCGTCCACGCATTAGTCTGTGTAACAGCAGAAAAAATGCTAATGCCAGTAGATCCACCGCCTAAATTAATTAGTGCGCCACCGGCTGTTGATGCACCTGTGCCACCTTGACCAATATCAATGGGAAGTGCAATAGATGCAGTATCGGCAATAAGAAAATCTGTGCCGTTACAGTAGTAAATACCACGTTGACCTTGTGTAATCGTAACGCCAGCACCAGCCGCTGTTTTGACTGTAAACGTATAGGCACCTGTCGTGCTATTAGTTATCCAATATTGTTGTACTGTAGTTGGAACAATAATGGTGCGATTGCCGGTTAATAAGCCGGTAAAATTGTAAGCAACTCGGTTTAATTCTGAGCCTGTTAATGTTTTGGTACCAGATCCTGCCACCGCAATAGATGTGTAATCAAATGCAAATGTTGCAGACTGACCAAATCCTATGGTGTAAAAGTTACTGCCATCCGATGCAATAATAGCTGATTCACCGGGTTGAAAACTTAACGTTGCTAACCCATCAATTGTGTTTGTTCCTGATGGTGTTGCAACAATCGCACCTGTGCCAGAATTGCGTAAATAAATAAACCAATTATCAACCGTTGCAGCCGATGGAAATGTGACGATACCACCCGCACCCGTCCAGTTATACATCTTAGCGCGATCTGTTGTGCCTAATGTAAATCCTGTTGTACTAAATGTGGTCACTGGCACCGACTGTGATAATACAGTGCCTACTGCAACAATACCTGTTCCAGCTAATGAGGACGCATTAGTTTGTGAAGTAGCTGCGCCATATTGCAATGACCGCCATGATCCAGCGGATGTTGAATTATTTGTTAAATAAACCTGCCAAAGCGTACCCGTAGCAATCGACACCACTTGCGTTCCATCAAAATTAGCAATGATGATGGTTTGTGTGCCAATATTATTAAATAAGATTGTTTGTCCCGTCCCTGCTTTTTGTGCATCGGGAAGCCGAATCTTTAAACCAGCAGTCGTGGTTTGAATATCAATAATCTTAGCGGCAAGATTGCTTGACGCAGAAGTTTCTTCCGGCCAGCTTAATTGCACATCTACTGTCAGCGTTAATGATTCGTAGCTAACTTCAGATGGATAAACGGTAGCACCGCCAAAAACGTAATTGTATGATGTTGTCATTATGCTTTATTCCTAATTGCAGTTCGGTCAAGAATGCGTTGCAGATCTTCGCCATTAAGTGATTGCGCTGCACGATCATAAAGCGTTTGCCAAGTTTGCAAGCGTGCATCATTTTTAAGATAAGGTGCTGCTTCAAGTAACGTACCGTACAGCAATAAATCTGGCGCAAAGTCAGTAATGAAGTTTGTTTGAGTTTCTTCACCGAGAAATCGTGGTTGCTCGTAATAAAGGATCTCTATGGTGGTGTCAGTAGCAGGTGTTGGCGCAATTAACCAATGAAAATAATCATAATCAGCATAATACTCTGGTGTGCCAGTTTCTTCACTGTCAGGCCAATAATTGCGAATATACTCATAGGATCTGCCGTGAATTGCATTAGTACCAATATGCATTGATACGGTTTCACGCCATCTATCAGGTTTTGGATAAACTGAAACGCCAGCAGGCAATGTTGTGGTGACTGGCACAATAAATCCTGTGACTTTAAGTTCACGGGAAATTCTGCGTTCAGCAAGCGTTATAAGCCGAGGAAGTTGCTCATAAACGTATGGATCAGACTCTTGCGTGAAACCACGCTCTAGGTACCGTCGAAGGTCTGTAAGTAGTGTTGTGTATGTTACGCTGCTATTGTTGCTCATAATGACTCCAAGTTATCACAAGCGAGCTGTTGCAGCAGGCACATTTTTATTAAATTATAGTATTTGTACCGCGTGTAGTCTATCTTTTATGGCTTAAAATGCGCTTGCATCCAATAAGCCGCTGCTCCTAAAAGACCAGCAACTGACCATTGGATTGCGGCTTCTGTTACTTTTTTAAGCATCTCTTTCTTTAACTTTTCTGCTTCTATTCTTTCTTGTATCCATTCGTGATGTGATGCATGAGAGTCAATTACTTCTTCATGATGCTCTTGCAGAGCTTCTAAAAAAAGTGCCTTTAAACTATCGCGATTAAGGTCCATGTCCTTTGCCTTCTATTTAAGTTAAAAAATTAACCATTCCAGCGAGCAATCTTACCATCACGAACATCAATATGGGTAAAAGAATTGTAGCGTCCAAGACCTTTGCATTCGTCATCAAAATGTTTCATGAGATATTCTTGCACTTCTTTTGGCGGTACGTCTTTTACTTTAATGTCGGCTGCGTTGCCAAGAACGTGTTGACTATGCTTTGCACCACCCACTTTTGTGTTGTGCGCTTCACATCTTCTACCGCTCATAATGGTAATCGGTTTACCAAACGACTCACGGATGCGGTTAAGTAGCTCTACGAGCTTAGGGTTAACGTCTTTTTCACCACACCCGCAGTGACAC